TTCAACGATTTGGTTGATTTGGCCAGCAGGGCTATGCACAAGGCTTTTGACCGCATGGTCGACATTGGGGCTGATCCGGCCCTTGAGTCTGAGGACGGTGAACTGACGATCCTGTGCGAGGAGGGTAGTGCGACAATCTGCTTGATCGCTCACAGGTGCCAGGCAGAGGGTGGAGAGGTGGCTCTGTCTCTGGCTGCGGTGCCTGGTATCGGTGAACGGTGGGTGGCTGAGTTGGTGGCTGACTGTGTGGTTGATGTCGTGACTGATGCTGTTTCTACAGGTGATGTTCATGTCCAATAACTAATATAGAGGAGTTTTTGAATGCATTACCAACGGTCTACGTATTGGTTGGAAGGTGGCTAAAGGTGAATTACCAATCAAGGCTTGACGATCTTCAGCAAGTTTTCGACACCCTGTTCTTTGACACAAAGGTCGTTCATGACTGCGTGATGGGATACAGTATCGAGAATAAGTGTATTGCTCGGATCGAACTGGATAAGAACGGAGACGTTAAGGAATGGCTGGCTATGGGTCCAGCAGCCACCTACCAGATTCAGGGCCTGCTGGCAGCAATGGAATATATGTGGGAGGTCGAACTCTGATGTGGCGTAATTTTGTCCGCTCCCCTGAGGAGTGTCTGTCTCTACTGTTCTGGTGGAATGTGGTTCTGTCTATGGCTCTAGCGTTTACTGTGGGGTTGAAATGCGGCTGAAGGTTATTACGATCCTGGTTAGCGTGCTTAAATCACTACACATCCCCTTCAAAATCATTGGTAGTGATGAGCCTGAGGATCGGGACACGATTATTCGCATTGGCCTGAATAACACGCCAGCCTTCTATACCATCACAAACGAGGGTATTAGTTACACTCCTGGATTCATGGATAGTGAGGCTAACAAGTTTACCCTAACAGCCGTCATGTCGGCTGTTAATGCGGCGGCGAATATCAATGTTCAGGTCAAGGAATGAAGAGTTCATCGTCCAGGACGATGGGAAGGAGATGTTTAGGTCATGGTCGTTAGGTGCGACAATCAGATACCTGAGCCTGATCAACTGCGATCACCTACACGAGAGAGTGATTCGGGAGATCGACGGGACGTACAGTCAGTTCAGGTCGCCTCTAGAAAAACTAGAAGTGGTTATCGATATTCGGGAACTGTAATTACCGTGTATATTGGCACTCAGGTTGTATATGCTGGTGACAGTGTGGACGACGCTATCGAAAGAATATGTACTCCGGGAGGGATTGACTTTGACACCTGGCTTGTCTGAGAAAGAGATACGAGAACATCAGGGGCCTTTATGGTCCGGAAGACTCATCATCGAGAAGGTGGAAGGAAAATGGGTTCCAGGAGGATGCCCGAAGTTGGTGACGGACCGGAAGTCTTTTGCAGATCTGTACGGCATGAGTGTACGGCGGCTGATCGCGATTTTCGGACCAATCCAGTCAGTACCAGTGCCGAGAACCCCTCGCTGACACACTGGATAGCCATCGATGAGAATCTTGATCCACACCCTTTCCGAGTGTGCCATTATCAAACTCTCGGAGTGGACAACTACACGACAGAGTACGGACACCTCACCTACCGCCCCGGCGGGTGTGAGCCAACCCTGATCGTGAAACCCAAGGGGCGCCACGAGATCCACGTAGCCTACCCCGTAGGGAAAGAGCCGACACTGCAAGAGATGCTCTCCCTGCTAGTCTTCTGGTACGCTCAGCCGCTGTTCCTGGCAGTACCGGATACGTCACACAACACAACCACGATCGAGCAGCAACCGCTTTTCTGAAAGGAAGACACAATGAGCACTGACGTCACTACCACCAACCCCTCTCCTCTCGCGGGTCTGGTTGCTACCAACGGCATCTTCACCACCGTGAAGGGTGACGACTTCGAAACCAAGACGAAGATCTTCAACGCTGTCAACGATGCTGAGAACATCTCTGAACTGGGTGGAAAGCCCTTCGAAATCACCGACATGGTGATCGAGCCTGTCGAGTTCGAGAACGAGAAGACCGGTGAGACCGAGAAGGCCGTCCGTACCATCTTCATCACTCCCGACGGCAAGGCGTATCAGGCGTTCTCCGGTCCGGTCTTCAACGCGGCCAAGCGCATCCTGGCACTTCTGGGTGACCCGGTCGACTGGCCCGCTCCCATCAAGGTGAAGGTTACCGAGGAGGGCAAGGGCCTCAACCGCTTTTACAAGTTGACTCTGGTCTGAGTCCTGAGGTACCACTAGCATCAAGTCCTCCCCGTCCTCCTAGGTGGAGGACGGGGAGGGTTTCAATATGCGCCACTCACGTGAGGAACTGGCTGAGTTAAGGGCGGCGGCCCTGAGGTCTGAGAGGTTGGTGTCAAGGAAGATTCATCGCATGACCAAGGGTGATGCTGGGATCGACATCTCGGGGACACAGTATGACCCCCGCGCCGGTAAGGACAAGATCATGGGAATGTCTGGCGATCGACTGAAGAAACTCATCGAGAAGCAGGAGTACTTCAGGCGCGCATCAGTGGGTTACTATAAGGGTGCTCGGGGGACTATTGTTGAACGTCAGGCCTACCGCAACTACGTGAACTCTGTGCGGAAGATCAACACCCAGACACGCAAGGAACAACGCAAGTATGAGGATGTGTTCATCAAGCCGTTGGGTATGACCGCGAAGGAGCGTCGAGCGATGAATAAGCCCGCTCATCCTGTGTTCGGTACGGATGCCTACGACGGTATGAAGGAACTGAAGATTTTCAAGCCACAGCAGATCATGGGTAGCGAGGGGGCAAAGATGATCGCCTTGCGCAATGATGACCTGCGTCGTCAGTATCAGGACAAGCGAATGATTCAGGTTGCTCGCGAGAACATGAACAAGATGCTTGATGTTGTGGGCAGCGATGAGGCTCGTGTCCGAATTGCTGGCCTCTCGGACAACCAGTTCTGGTTTCTGTGGACGCACACTGACTTCCCGGAGGAACTGTCCATCAAGTACCTGGCGATACTGTTGCAGATGCAGGTGCTTGACGGTTCAGCAAGACAGTCCCCCTCAATGATCGACGCGGCCATGGAGCGCGGCGAACAGTCACTTAGCCGCGCCATGGAGTATGTCGAGTATGCCAAGACGCTCGATCTCTAGCCGATGTGCTGATTTCGAGACCACCATTAATCCCCTTGATTGTCGAGTGTGGTCGTGGGGTTCCATGGCTGTAGACGACTATGGCGACTATGTTATCGGGATTGGGGTGGGTTCTTATGTTGCGTACATGCTTTCCGCTCCGTCCGTGACGTACTTCCACAATCTGGCATTTGACGGTTCATTCATCCTCGATTACATCCTGAAGGACGGGTATGTATGGGTTGCTAAGAATCCGGGTAAAGGCCAGTTCTCGACCGTTATCTCCAACATGAACAAGTTTTACTCAATAACAATCGTCTCTAAGGAGGGCGTAAAAGTTGAACTCAGAGACTCTCTTAAGAAAATCCCACTGCCAGTGCGAGACGTGCCGAAGGCGTTCAACCTTGAATCAAGTAAGGGAGATATTGACTATGAGATGGAACGACCCATCGGCTATCTCCCATCCCAGGAGGAGTGGGACTACCTCTACCGGGACATCTTCATCATGACACAGGCCATGAGGATCGTGCTCGCCAGTGGCATGAAGCGTCTGACCGTGGGTGCCGATTCCCTGGCAGAGTTTAAGTCACTACACGGAAAGGGTTTTGAACGCACATTTCCTGTACTGAGCAAGACAGTAGACGACGACATCAGGCTTGCATATAGAGGAGGGATAGCAATGCCGAACAAGAAATGGGCAAGAAAGCGTGTTGGCCGAGGAATCGTAATTGATAAGAACTCAATGTACCCATGGGTTATGCGTACAAAACTACTTCCGTACGGAAAGCCATGGTGGAGCGAAGTGGAAGAGGATGGCGCAGACCTCTTCATCCTGTCATTGACATTCACAGCGAAACTCAAGCCAAACCACATTCCCTGTATCCAGATCAAACGGTCCATCCAATTCAACAGTCAAGATTTCCTGGAAGAGGTTAACGAGCCGACAACAGTGTCTATCACCTCGGTCGACCTTGAGATGTGGCAGGAACAGTACGACCTCAAGATCTGGGCAATTAATGGTTACTGGAACTTTAAGGGTATCGAAGGATTGTTCAACGACTACATTGACAAGTGGATGGCGGTGAAGGCTAACAGCACCGGCGGTGCCAGAACCATCGCCAAACTCCACCTAAACAGTCTCTACGGTAAGTTTGCCAAGAACACTGACGTCACCGGGAAACGCCCCGTCCTGGATGAGACGGGCACCGTTCAGTACGTCATGTGCGACCACGAGGAGAGCAATCCTGTCTATACGGCCATGGGGGCGTTCATCACTGCTTACGCCCGGCAGGACCTGATCAGTTCCGCCCAGGCTAACTACGATCGTTTTCTGTACTGTGACACGGACTCTCTCCACCTCCTGGGCGAGGAGGAGCCGGACCTGTGGTTACACCCCACCGAACTGGGAGCATGGAAGGTGGAGCACGATGGGGAACCGTTTGATGAGGCGGTGTTCCTGCGAGCCAAGCAGTACTGCGAGAGGTTTGGTGACTATGACGATGTTCATATAGCTGGCCTTCCCCATGAGATTGCAGCCAGAGTCCGTCTTGAGGACATGTTGCAACCACGAACCTGGGATGGTAAGCTAGTTCCTAAGCGAGTGCCGGGAGGAACGGTTCTCGCGAACACAACATTTACTCTCAAGTAAGGAGAACTGAAATGGCACGCTCTAAGGCCGGATACAAGAACATCACCGTTACTGTCACCGAGAAGACCGCGAATGACCTTGAGGACATCCACTGGACTCTCCGTCGCGAGGTCCCGGAGATCCTGACCGAGGCGGTTACCAAGTTCGTGGAGGACGTCAAGGCGAGTGCTGGCGCCTAATCAGGACGCTACGGGCTGAAACCCCCTGGTTACGGCTACGATTTAGCAATTCCTAGCACTGCCGGGCGTCTCTCCGCAGTGATATGGTGGGTAGGCAACTACCCACCATATCTTTTGTGCACAGAAAGGGAGGAATGATGGGATTCATGGATGATATCGGGGAGAAGTTCTCCGGTGCACTTGATGGTTTGGGAGAAGTCCTGGGTGCGGATCACTCAGAGACTCTCGATAACCTGAAAAGTCTTTGGGGGAATGTCACCGACTATGCTGGTGGGTTCGACTCAAAGATGACTGAACTCAATAAGATGCTTGAGGACAAGGAGAAGAGTATCTCCGATCTCAAGTCCAAGAACTACGACTTACTTATGGCCCAGCCCGGTACCGACCCGAGTGACGCGGCCGGTTCTCTCCCTGGGGAGGATGGGGCTGCTGACTATGAGGGAGTCACCTTTGATGACCTCATTTCCACTTCCAGTTCACCTGATGAGGAGAAGAAGTAATGCCCAAGAAGTATTACGGCAAGGTCCGCAACGCGGACAACGTTGCCATTCTGAATGCCATCCGCAACGATGCCTCCCTTGACTACCACAAACGTATCCCGGCCGCCACAAAGGGAAATGTCGCTGACGTAGCAGACGCTATCTTCTCTTTCCGGGCTCACAAGAACGAGTTTATTGAGTCGCTGATCAACCGTATCGGTCTCGTTTACGCTCGTAACGCCATCTGGTATAACCCGCTGAGTGAGTTCAAGCGTGGCGTTCTCTCTATGGGTGACACTATCGAGGAGATTCAGACCGGTATCGTCAAGGCGAGCCACTACTCTCACGACCGTGAGTACCTGGAGCGTGACATCTTCGGTCGCGCTGATATCGATGTCGCCACGGCTTTCCATACGGTTGACCGTGAGGACTTCTATAAGGTTACGGTTGATGAGAACACGCTGCGTCGTGCTTTCCTGGACCCGTCGGGACTGGATCAGTTGACGCAGCAGATCATGTCCGCGCCCACAACGTCGGACAACTGGGATGAGTACTTACTGACCACAGCCCTCTTCCGGGTCATGGACAATAAGTACCCTATGTTCAACGTCAACGTCTCCGACGTTGCGGCGATGAGCTCTACCGAGTCCGACGCGAAGAGCCTTCTGCGAAAGATTCGTGCTACGGCCAGTAACCTGAACTTCCTGTCGACCCGTTTCAACGGGGCGAAGATGCCGATCGTCACCCGCCCTGAGGACCTGGTCCTCTTCGTCACCCCTGAGGTGAACTCGGGACTGGACGTCAATGCTCTGGCCCCGATGTTTAACCTTGAGTACGGCAAGGTCCCTTCCCGGATTGTTGAGATCCGTCAGGAGGACATCGCCATGGACGGGGTTCAGGCGTTCCTGACCACTAAGGACTTTTTCGTCATCGCGGACACGTCCCTGGAGACGACTAGTGAGTTCAACCCGGTGTCTCGCCAGACGAATTTCTTCCTTCACCACTGGGAGATCATCTCCGCTTCCCCGTTCGCTCCGATCATCAAGTTCTCCACGGCGCCCGATACGGCTCGTGAGACTATCACGATCCCCTCGGGTATTGGCATGTCTAAGGTCCAGGCCGTTATCACTCCTGATGAGACTGATGTGCGGAACATTGATGGGACGACTATTCGTGCTATCAAGGGTGGCCAGTTCCAGATGGAAGCGGTCATGTCTGGTTTGGACGCGAAGACCGAGGGCATTGAGTTCACTGAGCAGTGGGCTGTTGAAGGGAACAAGGATACCGGAACTCGCATTGACAATGACGGTCTCCTGGTTATCTCCCCGAATGAGACGGGTACGCCGCTGACTGTTACCGTCAAGGTTTCCTGGGTTGTTCCTGGTACTGGTAAGTGGACCACCAAGACGGGTTCTGCCAAGGTGAATATTGTTGCCGACGCTAAGGCGTTGGCAGCAGCCTGACACTTCATATATACTGACGGACACCGTCCAAAAGGCGGTGTCCGTCAGTGTTTGGAGGAGTAATGTCAACTATCGATTCCTTGCCGGAGAAAAGTGTTTTCGGCACACAGTTCGATTATTCGGTGTGGGGGCCGGGTACTGAGGTCACGTTGTGCAATGTGCCTTGGGACTCGATGTACCGTGACGTGTACTGGTGGAACACACCGGAGCGTGCGATCGACTACATCATGTCCTACAACGATGTAAAACATCTGCCTACTGTGACGATCAAGAACATGACTTACTGTGGTCAGGGCTTGCCGGTACGTATCAACATCCCGTTCAGTGAGGCGAACACGTTCAACTACCTGATCGTCCGCAATAACGCGTTTCCGATCCAGCAGAAGAACCGGGCTACCACGTTCTTCTACTTTATTCAGTCGGTCGACTACGTAGCGCCGGAGACTACGCAGTTAACTGTCATGCTGGATGTGTGGACAACTTACCACCATCTCGTAAAGTTTGGTGACGCGTTTGTCGAACGGTCGCATATGTGGGAGTGGTTTGATAAAAAATACAAGTCAAACAAATACACACGCACACATAAATGGCCTTTCTTTGCACGCAACTACCTCAAGGAGACCGAGGGATTCTCTCTTGGTGAGAAGCACATGATCTATCGGTCATGGTTGGCATCACTGAACGACTCTGCAGGTAAGTTCTCCAACCGGTACGACTTCACTGCGATCATAGTATCCACAATCAACCTGGAAGGTGATCTCGGTACCACTGGTAACCCCACGATCTCAGCTGCATACGGGGCCAATATTCCCTGCGGTGTGGGCAACGATACAGATAATGAGACTCGCGATGGTGGTCGCGTGGTAAGTGGCGCCAATATCTACGCCTGCCCCTTCGACAAACTGCCTGCCGTGATGCGCGCACTCAGCAATGCACCATGGGCTGCTCAGGGGATCATGGACATCTACTATGTCCCCAAACCGAACATCAACGTCTCTCCTGCTGCAGGAAAGACAGGGGAGGCTGGGCTAGCAAAGATTAATAAGGTGTACACCAATAAGGCCGTCACTCTGGCAGACCACATTACCCCGCTTGAGCATGTGGACTGGTTCAGAGACAGGAACAACAATCTGTCAGAACGCCATCTAGGTCTGTTGCACAGGTTTGGTAAGTTCTTTACCTCTCCTTATTGCTACTATGAGGTAAGTGCGAATAACGGTCACACGATCACCCTTTCTCCAGAGATGATGAAGGATATGCATAACATCATCCTTAAACTGGAGTCACACATCCTTCCTCCCTCTCCACGTATTGTAGGATACATCTACGGATACAACTCCACGTACCAATCAAAACTGTGGAAGGGTGACATGGAGTACCTGGACGACGCGATTGTCATCGACAATTTCCCACATACCCCGGTGGTGAATGACCAGTCGTCCATCTGGTACGCCTCTCACGCGAACTCGATCGCACAATCCAGGTCGGCCGCATCATGGGGTAGGGACAAAGCATCGCGTGCTGCTGACACCTCCTATGACGCTGCGATGCGCGGCATTCGTACATCGAGTGCCATGAATGAGAACAACATTGGTGCCAACAACTTGCATACGGCGACGGCAAACACTGCGCAGATGGCGCACCAGCAGGTGGCTTCAGCGAACCGTGCGGTGTCCGGGATCGGTGGCGCTGTAGGTAGTGCCTTGACGGGAAACTTCGGTGGCGCTTTCGGCGGCCTGGGGAACTACTTCATGGGCCAGGTGTCCAGCGACATCAATACGGGTATTGACATTAACGCCCGGAACATGAACAACACCATCAACGCCAACCTGATGCGTGCCAATCAGGCAGAACAGAACATGCTGAACGGGGCGAATGCTACCGCTAACCGGGACCTGGCTAAGTGGGCCGCTCAAGGCGACTATCAACAGTCGATTGCTGCTATCAACGCTTCCGTCAAGGACGCTGAGGTAACGCCGCCTACGGTTGCGGGCGCTACCGGCGGTGACGCATTCAACTGGCTGATTAACGGTGCTGTCATTCAGACACGTCTGCGCATGGTATCTCCTGACATCATCCTTAAGCAGGGGATGTTCTGGGAGAGGTACGGCTACGCGGTAAACACGTTTATACGACAGTTGCCGAGCCGTCTGCGTTGCATGACCCGCTTTACTTACTGGAAGTGTCAGAACGTCCGCGTTACGTCCTCCTCTGTTCCACAGATCTACATCGAGACTCTTCGGGGTATTCTTGAGAAGGGCGTCACCGTCTGGCACTCACCACCACAGAACCGTGAGACAGTCGACGTTCTGGCAATGGACAACGCGCCAATCAACTGGGAAAAGGAACAGTAATGGGACGACCAGATTTTGTTGAGGAGGCGATCTATGCGCCATTCCTCAGAGAGATGATTCGTGATCCCGGAGAGATGCGAGGAGACATCCTTACCCGGATGTATGCTCGAGTCCTCTCTGAGATGTGTATGAACCGCTATCACTGGACGGGACTACCGGAGGAGATCGACTCTCGCTACCTGGAGATGACTTTGTTCTCTCAAGGGCTTGCGGTCTTCTACTGGGACACGGAGTACAACCGGTACTTCGCGCTCAGGGGCGCCGGGTTTGGTACACCGAACATGTATAACAACCCGACCGAGTTCATCGTGTACGGAAACACGATGGTGAACAAGACGCTGAAGGGTGATGACTGTGTTCCCATTTGGAATAACTATCTGCGTACTAGTGACACCGATATTATCTCGGTGTACTCGCGCCGGCTGGCCGAGATCGACACGACTACGGAGATTGACCTCATCCACATGCGGGTCCCAGTCCTGCTGACCGCTGACACGAATGAACGAAAGAGCGTCCTGGACGCCTATAAGCAACTGGCTGAAGGCCGCCCGGCGATCGCTGAGGTGTCCTCCTCCACTGGTATCGGGACGCTCGCTGACAAGATCGGCAACCTGTCTACCGGCATTGACAAGGACTACCTACCTCACGTTATGGATGCCAAGGTCCGTGTCTGGAATGAGGCCCTGACCTTGCTGGGGATCATGAACGTCAACAGCAGCAAGCGTGAGCGGATGGTTGTTGAGGAGGCATCCGGTTCCTCCGGCCAGGTGCTTGCGATGCGTGCTGTAAACCTTCAGGCTCGCGAGTACGCGTGCGAGTGGATCAATGCCAAGTACGGCCTGAATGTTGACGTGACGTGGAATTTGGACGACTCGGCTGGGACTACTGACATGCAGGCTCTGAACCCGATGGCATTGAGTAACCCCTTCGCCACCGCTGAGTCCACCAACTCAACTGACTTGGGAGGTCCCAATGAGTAACTACACCGTGGAACTCAGGAAGATTCCTGAGAAGTTGATCGACGAAGCCCTCTCCCACTACCCGGTCTTCATGGACGGGTACCGGGAGACGTTGAACAAGAAAATCAAGAAACATTTCTGGTACAACGAAATCGGGCACGAGACAATCGACCAGTTCCTCTTCCAACTGGAAGTGAAGATGAACGAGATCATGCCCTACTACAATCAGTTCTATGAGGCGGAACTGACCAAGAGGGACCCGTACCTGACGATGCGGACCAAGTCGACGTCGTCGGGCACGGGCCGGGGCACGTCGTCGTCTGACTCCAGTGAGTCGGGTACGTCGTCGTCGGACACGACGGCGAGGTCCAGGGCCGTCCAGTCGGACACGCCACAGGTCCGCCTGTCAGGCAACGGCGACTACGCCACCAGTGCCTCGGACTCGAATGCGGAGACGGGTGTGAAGTCGAAGCAGGACTCTTCGGGGCGCCAGTCGGCCTCCACGACGTCGGAGTCGTCCGGGACGTCTAGCCAGGAGGGTTTCTCGGGCTCTATGGCATCTCTTATTGAGGCGCACCGTGATGCTATTATCAATATTGACATGATGGTGATTGCTCAGTTGGAGCCACTGTTTATGTACGTTTGGACACCGCCCGTGAACATGATTGGATTGGACTACTATGGGTACTGAAAACGACCCCAGAATTCAGATGATCGACTCGGCCCTTTACCACTTGCAGCCGAGCACGACCCCCTACGCGACACCGTTCACCTACAACAACGGGCTCACTGTCCTGGAAATTCTTGAGCGAATCCGGGCGGCCGTTATCGACACCATTCGTTACACCAACTCCTTCGGGGAGGACGTGAATGGGATGGTGAAAAAGGTTAATGAGTCCGCCGATAAGTGGCAGAAGGACGCTCAGAAGACCATTGACGACCTTGTCAAGTATGACAACGACTCAAAGGCTTACCTGGATGCTAAGCGTGCCGAGGCTGACAAGGTGATCGCTGACTTCACTGCAACCCTTATCAAGGTAGCGTTCATGCCTAAAGAGGGTGGGGACTTTGTTGAGGCTGAAATGAAGGACGGGAGCAAGTTGCTCCTTCCCACGAAGCAGAAGTCTGACAAGACTGACGCCAAGGCCCTTGATTTCTATAACGGGATCAACGGGCGGCTTCAGCGCGAGTACTACACGCGACTTGAGGCCGACGACCGTTATGTGATCGACTCAAAGATCAATGGGTGCATTGTTGTTGGCGGTACTAATGCTGCCGGTAACAGGGCGTGGATCCAGTGGGTTAAGGAGTGGATGGGCTACTCCTTCATGTACAATTTTGCAATGGAAGGTGGTGGCTTCGCGTCAAAGAACTCGAACTCGTTCAACACGCAGTTGCTCACAGCGCGATCCCAACTGCATCAGGCAATGCTTCCTAAGGTGAAGCACATTCTTGTGCTGGACTGTATCTACGACATTAACGAGAGGTACTCGATTCGTGAGCCCTTGGCAGAGTTCATTGGTACGGTCAACCAGTACTTCCCGAATGCTCGTATCAAGATTCTTCCCGTCCTCTTCAACACCTCTCAGATCAACAATGACATCAATAAGGGACGGTCTGTCTGGTCACGTATCGCTGAGATGAACTTGCAGCCGGTGGACGTGTGCGAGGGGTCTATGACCTGGTATCACAGCCTGGATGAAAAGGAGTGGAAGTTCTATAACAAGAACGGATCGTTCAACACGGTTGAACTGTCCGACAATGGTTACACTGACTGTGCTTACCGCTTAGTCAAGTGGTTGAACGGTGGCACGTCCTACCGCCTACGCGCCTCGGTGAACCTTGGCCCTCTGAGCCATGAGTACGTGCATAACGAGTACAACTTCCTGAACTGTACGCTGCGTAGTGACATGGTGAATATCCAGGGAACCTTCCGTACCGGACCGAACAAACCTCCCGCGGACACGGTACTCACTGAGTTGCCTGGATGGGCTTTCCCCTACGGGAACACCACGGGGCTCATGTGGGGTGGTGACCGTCAGATCTATCCAATCTACGTCAAGCCCGACGCGACCATGGTCACGGGTGCTGAGTTACCTGAGAACATGACGTTCAACGTGAACTTCACCTACCGACTCTTCTAAGGAGAACAGATAATGGCGTGGGATGATCAGCACAAAAAGGTTGCGATCAAGGCCATTGGGACTGTCGAGTCCTCGATGCGCTACGACTCGATCAACTACAACGACCCGATCACCGTGGGTATCGCCCAGTGGTACGGGCCGCGTGCCTCCGCCATTATCAAGAAGATGGGTGCCGCCCACCCCACGGAGTTCGCCGGTGTGGAGGCCTCGCTGCGCACTGATCTCGCAGCCCATGCCGACAACTCGTGGTGGACGGACAGGTGGCTGTCCCGGCTAGAAGGGAATTCTCTCCTCCCTCTCCTTCGGGCCGGGGCCCACATCCAGGATGAGCAACTGGTAACGGACCTTGAGGCTTACAAGCAGCCTGCCCTGAACGTAGGGTGTAATCCTGAGCAGAACACCGACACGTTCATCTACTTCTGCGTCATGTACCACCAGGGGCCCCGGTACGCACTACGTGTGATGAACCGGTGTGGTGGTAACGCCTCCCTTGACGGGGTGCACCACGCCTGCCTGAATGATGGTGTGCTGGGTAAGTATCCGAACCGGTACAATCAGGCCTACTCGATCATCAAGAGCGGGGACACGTCCGGCGTCTCCATCCCCGGCACACCTGGGAAGCAGAACCCTGGTAACGGTGGTTCCGGTGGTGCGAACAACGGCGGCTCGAACGCTGGTTCGTTGCAGTCCGCCTGGACCGATGGTTCTGGCATGCTCCACCTGAAGACGACGTCGGGGTGGGTGACGGGGTATCCGACACCAAACTCCAGGATATGGCTGACCGCCCCGAACAAGATCTCCAGCGGGGGTAGTGCCCCGACGCCCGGAAACGCGGGTGGTGGCACCGGTGGTGGCACTCCTGGTGGGGGCGGGGCCGATGCGAAGCGGGCCGCTGTGGTGAAGTGGATGACGGATAGGCAGTACAAGTTCGCCTACCTTCAGGCGCCGGGCCGGTTGAACCCGGATTCATCCGGTTTCGGTGACTGTAGTTCAACCTGCTACCGCGCATACATGGACGTGTGTGGCATCAATCCAGGGACCTGGACGGGCGACATGTACTTCAGAGGCACTCAGGTGGCTAGGGGTTCGGGAATGCCGTCGTCGGCCCAGATCGCTGCGATGAAGGCGGCGGACCTGATCGTCATGTCCTGGGACGACCCGTACCCGAACACAGATCACGTGGAGATGTATATGGGTGACGGTGCACATACTATTGGGCATGGAGGTCCACGACGGGGGCCTCACATTAACTCGATTGGTATGCTTGCTGGCGCCGCGTGGTGGACTGTGCGTAGGCACATTAACTAGGAGGAGATCATGGCGGGAATTTCTCACTACTACGACTTCAGTCGGATTCGTTCGTACGGCGCCCGGTATCTAATGGTTGTCGGCTCACGCGGTACTGGAAAGACGTATGGTGCGAAAAAGATTGCCATCTCAAACGCGATCAAGAAAGGTGAGCAGTTCATCTACCTGCGTCGCCACCGGGTGGAACAGAAGGGACGTTTCACTTTCTTCGACGACATCGCCCACGAGTTCCCGGGATATGAGTTCGCGGTACACGGGAATGACGCCGTCATGCGCCTGGAAGGGGGTGACAAGGAGGAGAAGTGGCAGACCATCGGCTATTTCTGTACCCTGTCCATCTCTCAGGCTCAGAAGTCGGTGGCCTACCCGTTCGTCACCACGGTGATCTTTGATGAGTTCATCATCGAGAACCCGCAGATCAGGTATCTGGATGATGAGGTGCGTGTCTTCAACAACTTCTACCTGACCGTCGACCGTTACAAGGACAAGACCACGGTCTTCATGCTGTCCAACTCGGCCAGCATCATGAACCCGTATATGCTCAAGTGGAAGATCTGGCCCACCAGTGAGTTCGTCAAGGCGGGCGACGGGTTCATCGTCTGCCACTTTGCAGACGACACGCAGTTCAAGAATGACGTCGCACGCACCCGGTTCGGCAAGTTCATTATGGATACGGATGAGGAGTACGCGTCCTACGCAATTGATAACCAGTTCAAGGACAACACCGACGACTTCATCGGGAAAAAGTCCGGCCGAGCCGAGTACTATTGTACGGTCCGGACGAAAAACGGTTGCTTCTCTGTGTGGATGGACCTGCCCATGGTTACCGTCCAGGCCTACAGGCCCAAGAAAGAGGTCATATACTGTATAGATGTCAAGTCCTTAAGGGAGGGTGACATCTATGTCAAGTCTAATGACAGGATCATGCAGATACTTCGTAACAAGTGGAGGAGGGGGCTGATGATATTTGATTCACCAAGATCTCGAAACACTTTCACGGAGGTTTTCAAATAATGCCACATATTGAGGCAGGCCTGGTCCTCACCATCATCTCGATCATCGCAGCCCTGGCAGGGTTCGCCCGCTGGCTGTATACGCAGTTCCGTTCGTTGGACGCTCTCCTGGACGACTGGCACGGAGAACCCAATCGGCCCGGCGTCCCCGGACGTCTGGGTGTCATGGAAAGGTTGGACAACATTGAGAGGAAAGTTAACAGCGCCGCTTTTAATTCTCGCCCTAATCACGGCTCTAGCGCTTATGACGAACACACCCGCCTACTGAACGAGATCCTAGAGAGAATGGAGAACAAGAATGCTTGACTTCATCACCGCCCCTGCCACCCGCATGTGGGCCTACAACATCATGGTCGCCGTCATGGCCGCACTCACCATCTGGGGAGTGCTGGACGGTAGCAAGGCAGCGGCCGTCAACGCCGTCGCCGCCGCCCTCTTCGCCGTCGCATCAGCCAACGTTGACAAGCCCGGCAAGCACGAGAAGGAGAACTGATATGGCAACCGCAATCGACCTGATCAACACCGCCCGAGCCGAGATCGGCTACAGCCGATGGAACGACAAAGCCGCAGGAACCAAGTACGGACGCGAGTACGCCACCCGTCACGGCGCCCAGTTCGGTGAGTCCGGCGTTCCCTTCTGCGACATGGGCATCACCTACTGCCTGCGCAGGATCGGCATCACCGACTTCGACAGCGCCTATGTCCCCGGCCGCGTCAACGACGCCCGGGGTAGGGGATGGCTCGTTCCCGCCGGCGCCGCCCGCATGGGCGACCTAGTCACCTTCGACTGGAATGACGACGGTGTTGACGACCACATTGCCATTGTCGAGAGTACTGATGAGACCGGAGTCAACACCATCGAGTTCAACACCAGCGAGTACTCGTGGGACGACGGCGGCCTTGTCATGTGCCAGCACCGCCCCTGGGCACACCTCTACCACTGCATCCGTATCCCCTTCAACGACTCCGGCGTCTCCAGCACTGACACCACCGAGGCCATGCTGGAGAACGTACAGCGGGCTGTAGGGGCCTACCCCGACCACGTCATCGGAAAGGACACGAGCAAGCGCCTCCTAGCCGTCGTCAGCGCCTCTGACTGGGGTGGGAACACCTTCCCCTTCGGCGTGGAGTACACGCAGGGGGTCGTAGGGACCGAGCAGGACGGTATCTGGGGCGACGACAGTATGGAGGCCCACGACCGCACTGTTGAGGCCATCCAGCGCGCCCTGGGGGTTGACGACGACGGCGTGTGGGGTCCCGTCACCCAAGCCAAGTGGCAGTGGCTCTACGACCACAGCGACACCGTCTGAGCACGCATGAAGATGCCCGGCCGAGGGAGTCCCCACCCCGGCCGGGCATCCGCCTGTAAGGAGGACACTAGGCGGCAGTCCCTAGTATGCCACCGGGATCCACGTCGTCGCAACCCCGGCGGCGAAGACGGCCAGACCAGCCAGCAAGCCAGCCAGCGCCCCGCCCAGGAACAGCATCCCCATCGCCTCGATGTCCTCGCACAGCGGCCTCTTACCGTGACGCACTTCCATCACTCTCCTTCCCGTAGGTGTCCCTGTAGATGGCCTTCATGACCCTGATGATGCCCGCATCATCCACGCGGACAGTATGGAGCCGCTTGACGTGACTGATACCCGTACCTTTCTTCAGGATGGCGCTGTAGTCCCTGGATGTGGAAAGCAGCCACTCTCCTGGCTCAAAGATCGTGATGAAGTACTTCGCCCCGAACATGACCACCGTTGCCGACGTGGTCCCTTTATAGAAAACCTGTCCGTGGTGGTACGAGATGAAGTTCTGGAGCAGTGGACTAATGATCGGCAGCCGCATGCTTCCTCCTCAATTTCTCCTTCAGGAACATAACTGTTCCAATCTCTGTTAACTGGATACCGACCTGCTCAAATGTGCACTGCCAAAGATCCTCCTTAATTCGATGGATATCAACGAACCGATTTCCTGAATTAATGGTCGCTGTCCCATACTCAGGAAAGAAAATATGCCACCTGAAATGGTAAGCGGTTTTTAGGATAGTTTCGGTAACAGGAATCACAGGTACTCCTCTAATGCGTCGATCAGTTCAGGACCCTTCATGTAACGCCAGTTAGTGCGACCGAACTTGTAAGTGATGTTGTTAACCCTGAGGAAACTCACCTCACCGAAATGTGATCGCACATTCACCCAACCCTCCCACGACACCATGTACTCCCAACCATGCGCGGTAATGAGAGCCCTGATGTCGTCGCTCATTGG